ATACCTAAATACTGGTAAATACAAAGCAGTTTCTTTGTTCGACGACGATCCAAAGAACCTGGAAGTCTTTATGACATTGAAAAAAGAATTTCCAGACGTAAAGTTTACTGCGTATCTTGCACATCATGGATACTTTAGGAAATATTGATTTATGCCAACATATGAGTTTGTGAATACCAAAACAAAGAAGATTGAGGAGCATACAATGTCAATGTCTGCTTATGATCAATTTAAAGCAGACAATCCTCATCTCGAACGCTACTATAGCGACGCGCCATTGTTCAGTTACTCTGGAACAGGCGACATGGCAGGAAAGAAAACCGACAACACTTGGAAAGAAGTGATGCACAAGATTGCTGAACAGAATCCGAGAAGCCCACTTGCGGATAAAGTGCTGCGCAAAGGCACGAAGCGAGTGAAGACGGATGCTGTGCTGAAGAAACATAAGGTGTGGCAACAATAAGGAATATATTTTGTCAAAAAAGAAAAACTCAAATACTGTTATTGAATTTAGTGAAGGGGTCGTTGAGAAAAAACCTCAACGGATTAAAGCAACCGAGTTAAAAACGTTTGAGCCTTTAACAGAGAATCAAGCAAAGTTCTTTGAAGCATACAAACGTGGTGATTACTTCACGATGCTCTGCGGTTCAGCAGGAACTGGCAAGTCGTTCATTGCTTGCTATCAAGCCATTCAAGAAGTGCTTGATAAAACATCTTCGTTTCATCGAGTTGTCATTGTACGTTCAGCCGTACAGTCTCGTGATCTTGGATTCACTCCAGGTTCAGTTGAAGAAAAGATGAGTTTGTATGAACAACCATACATGCAAATCTTTCATACACTCTTTGGTCGTCGTGATTCATACGAGGCTTTAAAGGAATGTGGTCGTATTGAATTCATCTCAACCAGTTTCATTCGTGGTATGAGTTTCGATGATGCAATCATCATCGTCGACGAATGTCAGAATATGACGTTTGAAGAATTGTCAACAATCATGACTCGTGTTGGTTATCGTTCCAAGATTATCTTCTGCGGTGACTACAAACAGACTGACTTGTATCGCAATAACAAGGACAAGTCTGGCATGAAAAAGTTTCACGAGATTGCCAAGATGATGGGATCGTTTACCAATATCGAGTTTACGACTGACGATATCGTTCGCAGTAGTCTTGTCAAGGACTTCTTGATTGCTGTTGAGAAGTATGAAAGACAAGAACAAATGGATTCCCAATGGGGATTACAAAAATAAGTTGACATTTGCTTGACAATGCTATAGAATAGACTATGTCGGTCATGATAGAGAATCTTCGTTATGTTTAATCATATAAAACACAATTTCCCCAAACTCTTGCAAGAGAACGTTGATGGTTCTCGATGCTACGTCACGCCAACTGGAGAGAAGTATCCGTCTGTGACCACTGTTCTTGCTGACTATGGCAAGGAAGGAATTCTAGAATGGCGCAAGAAAGTTGGTGAAGCCAAAGCCAACGAGATCTCTCGCAAAGCGACCACTCGTGGGACTTCTGTTCATAAAGCGTTGGAAATGTATCTCCACAATGAAGATATCTCTTCTCTTGAGATGCTTCCAAATGTGAAGTCGCTCTTTGTTCGAATGAAGCAAGAAATAGATGCGAAGGTGAACAACATTCACTGTCTTGAAGATCGTCTATTCTCTCATGAACTTAAACTTGCAGGAACAGTCGACTGTATTGCCGAGCATAACGGTATTCTCTCTGTGATCGACTTTAAGACTTCCATTCGCCTCAAGAAGAAAGAGAACATCGGCAATTACTTTATGCAAGCGGCTGCATATCGCCAGATGTTTAAGGAAATGACTGGCTTGGAAGCCAAGCAAGTTGTAATCCTAATCGGCGTTGATACGGCAAACTTTTGTCAAACTCTGGTTGTGAAAGAGGATGAATTGGAACAACATAAGCAAGAATTGCTGAAATACATCGCAGCCTACCAAGACAAACTTGACAGTCGCTCTTTGGTGTAATAGAATAGATCAATCGTCCCCATTTAATCAATTTATCAGTATTTTCCGCGATTTTATTGTAATCGTGCATATATACTGTGCGTATAGGTTTTGTATAGGTTTTCATTATACAGGAGTTTGAACATGAAAACAGTCGGCGATAAGTTGCAGAAATTTGTAGTCACTGGTGTGAAGCCAGGAGCATTGACCCCAGATAATGCCTTTGAAGATATTACGGATCTTTCTTTTGAAGGTAAGTGGAAGGTCATCGTATTCTATCCAAAAGATTTCACTTTCGTTTGCCCAACGGAAATCGTTGCTTATGACAAGTTGAATAAGGACTTCGCTGATCGCGATGCAGTACTGCTTATCGGTTCAACGGACAATGAGTTCGTTAAACTTGCTTGGAAGAATGCTCACGAAGATCTCAAGAAGACCACTTCATGGTTCTTCGCTGATACGCAGCGTGATCTTGGAGATACTTGGAATGAGATTAGCAGCAGTCTTGTTGAACAACTTGGAATTTTCTTCAAGCCAGCAGGTGCCGCTCTTCGCGCAACCTTTATTGTTGATCCGCAAAATATTATTCAGCATGTCACTGTGAATAATTTGAACGTCGGTCGAAATGCAGATGAGACTTTGCGAGTCCTTGATGCGCTTCAGACGGGTGAACTTTGCCAGTGCAACCGTCAGGTTGGTGAAGCCACTCTCAACGCTGCTTAATAGGAAATACAAATGAAGAAATTTATTCTTGCCCTCGCTCTCGTTTCTGCACCAGCAATAGCACAGGATCGTGTAGCACAATATGACTTTGACCGTGATGGCAAAGTTTCATTCGAAGACATTAATCGTTTTTGCACAGTGTCATCAAATTTGTTTACACGTGCTGATAAGAACGGCGATGGTTTTTTAAACAACTCTGAACTCCGCACTGCAAAGGGATATCTCTTTTCTCGTTGTGATAAAGTAGTGTAAATATATTTTTACATTGGAGATTAAATCATGAGCGAAAGTCTAGCACATACAATCCCACCTGAGATTGCAAGAATCGGAAACGTTCCATGTGACTGCGGTCGCAGCCCAACTGGCAAGTGTGTTGGTTGGCATGGAATGGATGAAGAACGCCTTGCGAAAGCAAAGGAAGCATATGAAATTGCAATGAAGATGATGGCAGATCGAAAGGCTGCAAGAGAGGGGGCAACAGCAAATGTGGGTTGATTTAATCAAGGAAGGTATTCCAGATTACGCAAAAGATATTCGTCTAAATCTAGACGCAGTTATTTTGCGCAGTTCTCTTGATCCAGTTGTTGCGCATGGATGCGCACTTGCTGCAGCCTTTGCATCAGGAAACTCTCGCCTTGCAACTGCAATTGATGCTGAGATTGATAATCGTGTAGAAGCCAATGCAGCATTGACTGCAGGATCACTCATGGCAATGACCAATGTTTGGTATACCTATACCAAGATGGTGAACGATCCTGCTTTCAATGGGCTTGGCGCTGGATTAAGAATGAATGCAATCGGAAGTCATGGTGGAACTTCAAAGATTAACTTTGAAGCCTATGCGCTTGCTGCTTCAATTGTTGGCAAGTGTCATGATTGTGTTGTTTCTCACTTCAATACTTTAAAGAAAGAAGGTATGACTCTTGAGAATCTACGCGACATTGGTCGTATTTCCGCAACGATTAACTCTGTTGCAAAAATCTTAAATTGATAAATAATAGACCAGTTTAATGGTAGTAAACCTTTGATTAAAGGTGTTTCGGACGTGGGTTCGACTCCCACCTTCTCCACCATCTATGGGGAAGAAACGGCTTCGACGGGGCAAGTAATAACCCAAAGGCTACCAGTGAGGCGACTGACTTAATCAGCGCAAACAAAGTAAACGCAAACGACGATTACTTCGAAATGGCTCTCGCTGCTTAATTGCAGTATGAGATTACCAGAGTTGACCGCTTGGTAACAGAAAGGTCAGGGGTGGTGGTGCGAACCACCACCCTTTTCTTTCCGCTGCAATAATGGAGGCAAAATACACATGAATGCAGTTGATATACTTCGTAATGTAGAAAATTATTTTGATCGCAATCATAATTTGTTCTGTATGTGGGGTGGACTTTTTGCGTTGATATTCTTCGTACTATACATACCATTCAAGATGGTAAATATTATGGAGAATAAATTAGAAGCCCAGCAAACAGCAAATGTACTTCTAATCTCAGAACTCGACGATCTAAACCGTAAAGTTGAGTTTCTGAATCTCTCTTATGAAAAGAAACAAGCAGTGATGCGAGAGGTTGAATGCCTTGCTCGCAACATCTACTTCGAAGCAGGTGGTGAACCACGTGCTGGCAAGATTGCTGTTGCCGAAGTGACCATGAATCGCGTCAAGAGTCGAGATTATCCAAGAACAGTTTGTGGTGTTGTTCACCAAAAGGTTCGTGGTACTTGTCAATTCTCTTGGGTCTGTGAAGGCAAGAAAGCAGTTCATCGAAACAGCGATGCTTGGCAAGACTCAGTTAAAATTGCTGAAAACATATTGATTTCCAAGAAGGAATATGGTATAATTGGTAATGCAAAACATTTCCATGCTGTGTATGTCAATCCTAATTGGGCAGAAAGCAAAAGAGTGATTAAGAAAATTGGTCAGCATATTTTTTATCATTGAGGTCTTATGAGAATCATTGAAGACGTGAAGTTAGATTACAAAGACGTTTTGATCACACCCAAACGATCAACACTTTCTTCTCGAAGCCAAGTTAAACTTGAACGATTGTTTAATTTTAGAAGCGGCAACTCTTGGTTCGGTGTTCCAATTATTGCTGCTAATATGGATGGCGTTGGGACATTTGAGATGGATTCTGTTTTGAATAGTCACCGTTGCATGGTCGCACTGACTAAACACTATTCAGATGTAGAATTGATTCCACACTTCAAGAATAAACTTGAAAGCACAGTTTATTCATTGGGAATTAGTGATCGCGATCTTCAAAAATTCGACAATGTCTATAACATTGTTGGCAACAAAATGATGCGCGTCTGTATTGACGTAGCAAATGGATACACGCAAAGTTTCGTCGACTTCATCAAGAATTTTCGCGATCGTTATCCGTATGTTTTGTTGATGGCTGGTAATGTTGTCACGCCAGAGATGACAGAGGAATTGATTCTCGCAGGTGTTGACATCGTGAAGGTTGGTATTGGTCCAGGATCTGTATGCACTACGCGAAAGATCACTGGCATCGGCTACCCGCAGTTGAGTGCAGTTATAGAGTGTGCTGATGCAGCGCACGGTCTCAAGGGTCATATCATAGCGGATGGAGGGTGTTCCGTTCCTGGAGACGTTGTGAAAGCATTTGCTGCGGGTGCCGACTTTGTAATGCTTGGTGGGATGCTTGCTGGTCACAAAGAAGGTGGTGCTTCTCTGTTTGGACCAACCAAATTCTACGGTATGAGTTCGAACACTGCGATGGATTTACATAATGGTGGTGTTGCGAACTATCGAGCAAGCGAAGGCAAAACAGTTGAGATTCCATATCGCGGTGAAGTGAGCAAGACTCTTTCAGAGATTCTTGGTGGCTTACGTTCCGCATGTACATATGTTGGAGCAGGTGAATTGAAGGAGTTGAGTAAGCGTGCAACATTTGTTCGCGTGACTCAACAATTAAACAATTCCTTGAATGCTTATGAGATCTAATATGGCAAGTCGCGAAGAAAAGAATAACTTCTCTATGATGATCATGCAAATAGCAATCACAGAGAAGATTGATCATATGGATGCAATCACTTCTTATTGTGAACGAAACAATCTTGAGATTGAGATTGCTGCTAGTTTGATTAATGACTCTTTGAAGAGTATCATAGAAGGTGAAGCAATGGAACTTCGATATCTTCCGCGTGGAGGTAAGTTGCCGCTATGAGTTGGCAGATTCTTATCTGGAACATTTTTGTCTGGTCATTGACTGGATTGCTCATCTATGTTACAGATTCTTCTCTTTGGTGGTTACTTGTTCCTGCTCTACTAACATCAACAAATGATGCTGCTGAATTAATCAGAGCAACAAAAGATACCGAAGAAAAAGAAAATTTTGAATATGAATATACTCTTGATGATGATGGGAAAAAACAATTGTCATCATTGATTGAAAAAGCAAAGCGAGGGAGACTTTGAACGGTTACGATTTGTATTGTACATATCAAGCCATCAAGTTACATTTTACTTCAGAGAGTTATAACTTCTTCCACTATGATGGCAAGACTAGAGTATCAATAGATGCATTTCAGAAACGTCGCGATAAGTTTCTATTCCACCGCCTTGCGCGGAAGTATCGCGACGATGAGATGGTTCCATTTCTGGTCGCTAATTTTGTACACAGCGATGATAATTGGACCAAGTCTTTGCTTGAAGACGAGGCTGAAGAAACTTATAGGGATTGGAAACGAACCACCGATTCCATGAGCAAGATCTATCAGGAAGATCTACAAAAGATTGCGACAAAAGAAACGTTTAATGATTTATTTAAAGTCGAAGATGGACAGTTTCCAAAACTGTTAGTGGCATTTCTCCAAAAAGATGTCACAATTGAAACAATGGTTATTCTCAATAACATCTTCGACTTTATTCGAATTTGGGACAAGAAGATCAGTGATGATTTTATCTATCCCAAAGTGTCAAGAAAAATCCGCAAGTACGGAGCGTTCTTGAATGTGAATGTTGACAAGTACAAGACTTTAACAAAAGAAACTTTACTTGCTAACGATTGTGATATATAATGGTATGGTAATGAAGAAAAAGTGGACAAGTCGATATACATTTAATACTACGCTATACGGAGAATACAAATGAGTCTATCAAGTCTTAAGAAGGGTTCCTCCCTTGACAAATTGAAGAAGGCAGTTGAAGCATCTTCAGCAGGTAATGGTGGTGGCAAGAACGTTGATGATCGTTTTTGGCAACCAGAAGTTGATGCCGCTGGCAATGGATACGCAGTAATTCGTTTCCTTGACACTCCAGCCGTTGACGGTGAAGATGGTCTTCCTTGGGTTCAAATCTGGTCTCACGGATTCCAAGGTCCAGGTGGTTGGTACATTGAGAATTCTCTCACAACTCTTGGCAAAACTGACCCTGTTTCTGAGTACAACACAGTTCTTTGGAATTCTGGCATCGAAGCCAACAAGGAAATTGCTCGTAAGCAGAAGCGCAAGTTGACCTATATCGCAAACATTCTTGTGATCTCTGACGCCAAACGTCCGCAGAATGAAGGTAAGGTGTTCTTGTTCAAGTTCGGAAAGAAGATTTTCGACAAGATCAAGGAACAACTTGAACCGCAGTTTGCTGACGAAACGCCGATGAATCCTTTCGATTTCTGGAAGGGTGCAAACTTTAAGGTCAAGATTCGTAACGTCGAAGGCTATCGTAACTATGACAAGTCGGAGTTTGAGGCTCCTGCTGCATTGTTCAATGGCGACGATGCGAAGATTGAGCAGGTCTGGAAGTCTGCACATTCACTCAAGGATTTCTTGAAGCCTGATAACTTCAAGTCCTATGATGAACTCAAGGCGAAGTTGGATAAGGTTCTTGGTGCTGGTGGCGCAACTGCTGCCACCGCTCGCAAGATCGATGATGAGGAAGTTTCGGCTCCTGTCATTCGTTCTGCTCCTGCCAAGAAAGTCACTGCAGAAAATGTCAGCGTCGATGATGACGACATGGCATTCTTCGAGAAACTTGCTGCTGAGTAATTTCGATTAGAAAACCGTAGATGTTTTCAGGGGGACTTCGGTCCCCCTTTTTTTATCCTCT